CGCGAAGCGAAGCTCTTTCAAGTAAATGTCTAGCTCGCCGTAGTCCTTGCTCGGCAGGAAAATCCGCTGGGACGTAAAGGAGTACGTCAGACTGCTTTCGAGGAACGTGGCCTCAGACGCAGCGAGGCGTGCAATTGCCCCGGAGGAAAGCCCAACGAGCACTGTAGGAGTAGCCCCCAGAGGCAGACCAGCGCCGAGCTTCCACGTCTGACTGTCTATGGTCCCGACAAGACTGTCAATTCGGACAATCCTCGGAATCTGCTGAATAGTCCCGGCACAGGTAGCCCTCACTGCCGAGGGAAGCACATAGACAGTCCATGCGTCGTGTCTGTAGTTGTAGATCCAGATCTCCGAAGGAGGTTCATTCCCAGTAGGAATGCCTAACAGCACTTCATGGAACTCTATGTTAGGGACTGACCACGCGCGGGAGGCACCTTCAGCGTAAAACCGGGAGAACAGTTCCTCGGATATATCCGCCCCAGCATCCTGCAGTCCTGATGGAGTAAGTGTGTAGACAGAGTCCCTCCCAATGATCCAGGCGGTCTGCTGAAGCTTCCCGACACAGTTGGCAGCGAACGCCCCAACTCCTTCCGCAAAGGTGCGAAAACTGAACGGAGCAGCCTCGTTACCTGTGGCACGGCCGTAGTAGATCATGTCTCTCTTCAGGATGAAGAGATAGTCACCGAGTGTCACTATGGACTGCACTGGGTCAGGTGTGTCGTCAAAGTCGTAATAGCCGGACCCGGCGGAGTTGAAATCCCGGTTTGAGTTGATGGCACTGTAGCGCACCCGCTGAGGACAGGCAGTGCCGTTTTCAGTCGTGTTTCCCAAAAGCAACCGTCCACTGAAAGCTGCTACGCAGGTGCACTTCAACGAAGTGAGCCCTGCTGGCAGTGTAGTCACTTGGTCAGCAAGCGTTCCCGCACCGGTCCATCGTTTCAAGTCAGTCCCGTTGGTGAACACAAGTGCATCGTCTATCACGCACCAAGACGCTGGGTCTGTAGAGGAACCGCTCAACGTACCGGTGTCTGCAACCCAGTTCTCTGTTGTGACGTTATAGTAATACAGCTTGGTGGGAGTAACCGCTACTACGTGCGATGTGCCGTCTGTCTTTCTGTAGTCGAATATCCCCATCACAGACCCGGACAGGGAAGAACCAAGCTGAGTCGCCCCTCCGGCGGTCTTCAACCGGCCCTTGTAAAGACGGACACACGACGCCTCCCTCAGCGACTCAACCGGAGACTGCTCCAGGGAGGCGTTGATAACCAAGCCGCGAGCTGGAAAGGGAAGCTTCAAGTGCTGGGCCACAAGCATCCCTTTGGGATTCACTCTACGAGCAGCAACTCCGGCGTAGTTGCGTACTAGGTCCATATCCACCCCGTGATACAAAGGATAACGTTTACAGACGCAGTGCCTATAGTGAGGGCAAGCGATTCAGAACCGATACCAACAAACTGGCCTGCTGGTCGTGTGCTGGCAGCCCGAACTTCAAGATGCAACAAGTCCGCTGTTAACGATGGACCAGCAGTTTGCCGAAGCCGAGCAGTACCAGTTGCAGACTCGTAAGCACACTTCAGAATGCCTACCGGCATTACATACGCACTAAGCGGTGGAACTGCCGTAGTTAAAGCGTAACTATAAGGGCCGACAGCCTTCAATGTATACGTATCAGGGTAGGTTCCTTCAAGTGAAATAGGTGTTCCGTAGATTACCCGTTTCCCGTACTGTGTAATTGCGTTGAAGTCGGACGAAGCGTTGTTGTAAATAGCCCCTACACGGGCAACGTAGTTGTATCCAGACAGTGCCGGCGCGGAAGCGTCAATGGCAGTGAACACCCCACCTGTGGTAGTCCCATTGCTTACAATCCAGATCGCATACCAAGTGCTGACACTCTCCGATACGCCGGTGTCTCTTCCGTTAAGACCACTGGTGGTCATAGAAATCCCAATTGCTCCAGCAGCTGTAACACGCAACGGTGCAAACGAAGTCTTATGTTGCAGAATAATTTCATCTGCTTGCACTGTGACAATGTCGGCACCTGATGTAACCAATGTCAGCCCACGGTACTGGTCCCGTCCCGTCAATCCCGCCGATGCTCCCCCCTCTGCCGTCCAAGCGGAACCAGAATAGTAGTAGCTCTTGTTTTCGTCTGTTGCGTAAGCAATAGCCCCTGGTTCCATGCCTGTAAGGCCATCGATTGCAGACTTTGTACCGATGTACTTGACTCCGACAATCCCCGGACGGTGGTATCCCACGTCAGAGTGCCCAGTCTCGTCGCTGTAGAACTTGTGCCCTACGGCAAGGCGCTCTCGAATCGCGTACTTGAAGTCCTGTATGAAAGTGTCAAGATCATAAGCATTGTCGCTTCCAGTAGGGGAGTTTTCGTTCCAAGTTTTCGTAAAAGGCATTAGATCACCCCCTGAGTCAAATCAGGCGCCAGTGGGAAGGAGTCATCATACATCCCCTCCTCGTAGAGGGCATTGAGCCTGGACCGCACAAGCGCAAGATACTCAGCCTTCATGTACTCAGCTTGTTCGTACTCACGGAATGCCCGGTGAGCACGAACTGCCGCACCAAGAAGGATTGCTTCATGAAACGGCTCGGACAGTGTAAACGCTGTGCTGTCCCCGTCTATATCGTCGATAAGCTTGAGGTATCGCACATACAAGTTGGTGTTGTTCTCGTTCGAGGTAGGCAACGCGTCAAGATACAGGTAGTCGCCATATCGCATGTAGAGGTTAGGCGGTCCCGCAGGGAAGGTAGCAATACGGTCAAAATAGTCAGGACCACGCTTCGACAGTTTTCTCCCCAGAGTAGGGTAGTAGACCCCGGTTACAGCGTACAGGTCGGGGAAGTTGTCCTTTAGGGAGTAGATCCGTGTGTCTGTAATTAAGACGATGTTTCCCTCGGTACGCACTTCGTGGAGCCGGAGGCCATACGCCAATTCCTTCTCCGCAAGAGAAATGTGAAGATACTGCCTCGCGTCGGAATAATCCGACCGTTCCCCCATCATAAGAAGAAGCTCGCTCTTCACCTCAGCGGGCGTCATGGCTTCCTCCTGGGATCTCTGTCCTGCCCTCGTCAGGCAGTTGAACCTGTTCCCTCAACTCCTCGAACCCCAACTCGTCTGCACAGTCTGGACACACCAGCGCCCCGTTGAGAGGGTCTTTCACAACACTGGAGTAAGGAACATCGAACCCGCAACGCTGACACTCCATCCATTTCTCAAAAGTCCGACGCTTGTTGTAAAACTTCTTCATGGCTGTTGCTTTCCACGGCCCTTGCCACGCCCTATCCACGCCTTGGCCATCTCGCGCATAGCGGCACCACCCACAGTTTCACCGGAGAGTCCCTCAGAGACGTAGGGCATGTATTGTCCATAAGGGCCCTGAACCCAGTTCTGTGCGTAGGTCACCAGCGGGTTGTAGATGCCAGCACTGCCAAGGTTCAATGCTGCACCTGCCCCGGTGTCTCCACTAAAGGAGGGAACCTCTCCTCCAGTCACCGCAGGAAGCCCGAGGGCACTGGACCACCCCGGCGCCACGAGGCTTGCAACAGACGGAGCCATTGCGGCGAGAAGCCCGCCGACCCCGGGAACAAAGCCGAGAAGGCTTGCAGCGAGAGATCCATAGGCTACATCGGACGGGTTTCCCATAGGGAAGCCGAGGGAACCAAGGAGAGAGACAAGGTCCCCAGGTTCCCCAGCATCTGTTGCCGGACCGAGCAACGTTCCAGGATCACCGTACCCACCGCCTCCCTCAAATCCCAGACCAGTTCCGCCGTAGCCGAGGCCTCCGAACTCACCACCAGCGATCGACTCACCAAACCCACCGTCACCGAAGCCAAGTCCACCGTCACCGTTCATTTCAGGTTCTCCACGTCAATCCCGTACTGCTTGAGAATATCCTCAGGACGCTGTACCAGTGTCTTGAGGTCCTCAAACTGCTGGGGAGTTATGTCATGCTTCATGAACTCCGCCACAAGACGTATCACTGCCGGAAGGACTTCCGTCAAGGAAATCTGAACCGCCAATTTGATGAGTTCCTCGTTGCTCATTTGACCACCTTCCTTTCCAGCAAGGGCTGAATGAACTGTAGAAACTCATTGTAGCGCTGAGTGAACTGCTCAATCACCGCTGCCAGCTTCTGCTCGTTCTGATAGTCCTTGGTCGCCATCCAGATCTGGACGAACAACATCGTCTCATGCCAGGCACTCCAGAAGGCTTGCCCCACTTGTATAGCAGTACGAACCTCATCCGGCCCGATGACCTTTTCATTGTACAACTGTGCGACAGTCCGCATCCCAGTGTCGTAGGTCTGCGCGGATGTGGCCATCAGCCGATAGATCTGCTCTTCCTTGGACTGTGACTGCAAGGTAGCACACGCTGTCACGAAGACAAGCAGGAGCGCAAACGCTGCGAAGACACGAAGCGGCCTCATTGTTTCACCCCCTTCGACGTGCTGAAGACGCCGATCATGAACACGCAAAGCGTGACTATCGCATCGGCGACTTCCCTCGGAATGTCAACTCCGATGATAGTACGGACAACTACGACCAGGGCAGCTACGATCCCAGGGATTGTCGTTTTCCAGTCCATTTCGTCCTCCTTCGGGTTTCATTATTAAAAGGGTCGTGGTCACCGGGCGAAAAACCTCCACGGCAACCGGTGCCTCTTCTTACAATACTCGCAACGCAACAACACCGCTCGTTCCATGTCCCCGAGGCGCTTCTGCAACAACTGGCGTATCTCCAGCTCCAACTGTGCAGCGTGGCTCACCAAAAGCTCACGCATCAGGTCAGTCTCTGAGACCGGCAGAGCCGAACGTCTCCAGGGCCTCGGTAAAAGACTCCTTAAACGTGTCAATGTAAAACCCTTTCACCAAGTCAGCAACACGCATAGCATCAGAAATGGCTTCATCAGCCGTGTTCCCCAGACCGACTACGGCCCCTATCTCCGGAAGCCCGTAACCTTGCGGGACCACATAGTAGGTTCCGTCTATAACGGTGAGGTTCCGCAAGCGCACCTGGTCCCGGATCTCCGGAAGAATCTGAATTGGTTGCCAGTTCTTGTCTGCCCACGCAGAGTGAAGCATGATCTCTGCAACCCAGGAGGCACGGTAAACCGGCTCCACCAGTTCCCCTTCTGCTCCATACCAAACGATGTCTGCCCAGTTCTCAATCAGCGGAAGCAAAGCCTCCGTGGGAGGACTTCCGAACCGACAACAAGGGTCGATCACATAATACTCATCGTCTGACACAATCCGTGTCTCCACAGACAGGAAGTTGCGGTATCGGTGTCCCTGCAGGAAACCCTCCAGCTTGGAGTTGACTTCACGCAAAGGTACCGGAATGCTTGCATAAGGAACCAGCTTTCCCAGATACGCTTTGTCTTTCGCCTCTACACCAAGGATTACGTCTTCCGGGAAACGTCCGTCTATAGAGACGGAATCGCATCCCCACTCTGTGGCGTTGGGGATGTTCTCCTCCACGATGAATGTCACAATCTTCTTCTTCGCCCCCAACTTGTGTTCAAGCTCGTCAAGGAACGGCTCCACAAGATCGTAGTTCTCCACGCGGAAAGTCTCGAAGTCCCCACGGGTCGTTGACAACTTGACCCACACATCGGGATGCTCCCGGAGGTGCTCCCGAAGTGCGTCAAGCCCCACCACGGCAGTCCATTCGGGAACCGGAATCCCCATTGTGGGAAGTGTCTGGTGAGCAAACTCCCTGTTCAGCTCTAGAATCTCTGCTTCCCGGGAACCGAACACCCGCTTTCCTTGAGACTCCAGATAAACCTGAAGGCCAGCCCAGTAGACATCCGGGAACACGAACAGATCAACTTGGTCCAGCACAGAGTGCAGATCGTAGACCCTCTGGATCCCTTCGACACCGACACCGACCAGCCGTGCGTTAGAAGTCGGGAACGCCGTGACCCAGGGACTGTAATACAACACCGTTCCAAAGGAACGGGACAGTTCCACTGCCAACTCAACGAAGAGCCCGTTGTCTACAACCAGACAGACCTTGCTATTGTAGAAACTCATCAGTCAACCACAGATCCTGGTGCACCGTGTGCATTATCTTGAATCCACGCTTACGAATACAACCCATAACGTCCGGGAGCCAAAAAGGCTTGCAAGAGAATATCACCAGATAGGCTCCCTTACAGGGTTCCCAGTAATCCACCGCAATGAACGATTCAACAAACGGTTGAATGTAGGTGAAGCCAACCCCGCCTTTATCACCCTCCACCGGGTACCGGTAGACTGTGTGTGCATGAACAGGAGTCACCCCGATGGAGGCAATTATGTCGTCAACAAGGAAGGTAATATCCCTTTCAAGGAGAGCCTCTCCTTGAGGGAGAACAAAGGACATTGCAACAAGCATCCCCCGGTCCCCAAGCACTTCAGCCACCTCCACCATTCAAACGGTCCAACTTTGCCTCAATCCGCGCAAGACGCTGCTTGATGTCGTCTAATGCAATCGTAGACGCAGCCTGACACCCAGCACGCCGGTCATGACAGGACTGTTCGGAAACCCTGCGTCGGAGCGCCGCCACTGTGCCCGCAATAGCTCCCCCCATAAAGGACATGACCCCAACACCGATGACATCAATCGGTTGCAAAATAGCCCTCCCGTGCAGCAATTACTCCCGCTAAAGCGAAGGGAGAAATTTCAGACAGCAGTTGGTCCTCCCACGTGTTGAGGTTGTCGCAGACGAACTCCAGGTAGGCGGCAGAGTCGTTCTCCGGCGGAGGGGCGTACTTGTATACGAATTGGCGCACAGTAAGCCCCCTCCGCTGGTCAAGCCGGATCTGTGCGATCAGCGCACGCCAACCCGCCCACGGAGTGGCGAACTTCGCAAAGCCTCGATCGTCCTGTCCAACGGCTTCCCGCTGCCCTGCGTAACGCAGGTTCCCCGGGTTATTGTTCTTCTGCGCCAGTGTCATGTGCTGCCTCAACACAGAGACCCTGCCAGCCGTCCTCTGGCAGGGTTGAATCAGGCCCCCGTTCTTTGTGGATCATCGCGAAAACTTGTATGATGGCGTCCTCAATACGAGGAGACCCCACTGACCGGGACGGTCGGTTTAGTGGCACCGCACGACGAAGCGCTTTGGCCACAGCGTATACTACGTCTTGAGTCACCGCTACCTCACCGAGGGGGTTGTTGGTCCAAGGCGTCGAAGAAGCTCCATCCATTCCTCGCTCAAACCGGAAAGCTCCTCGTCAGCCACCGTCTCACATGAGATCACCCCAGTTTTGTCCGTCTTCCGGCAGTCCGATCTAATCTCCCAAGGCCCAAGCTGCTCCTTAGGAACAACCTTAAGATCCCAGACGATGGAGTAGCGCCCCATCGGGACAGTTGGGCTGCAACCGCAAAGCACAAGCAAAACCGCAAGGACAGCTACTTTCCTAGCCAAACTGCTTCCTCCTCGCACATTCCAGACGGGTCTTCTAAGACACCTGTGTCTGGACAAGCCAGCACCGTATCCCGTCGAAGTGCAATATACTCTCCGTCAGGCCAAAGATAGAATGCTCCGTCCACACCTCGACTGTATCGCTTGGTGTTCACTAAAGGGAAACCAAGTTCATTCAGCAATACCACCAGCTTGTCCGGTGGGATTCGATTTAGCAAGTCATAGATGCCTACGTAAGCTATCTTCATTTGTTTGCTATCTCCAGCCAAAGTTGCGGGCTGCCACTGCTTGTACTTGTAGTCGTCACGAGCACATAGAGAGCACTATCGTCATAGACCCTCGGCATACCAGTGCTAACGAAGTTGTGGACCGTCCCGATGCTCGCCACTGCAACGTATCCCTGCCAGAGCAGACGAAGGATCATCACGTTAAAGGTTCCCGCTGTTGCAACAGTGCAACGCACCCGATCGACTCGCCGTATGCCACAGTCACCTGACGCAAGGGGCATCAGGAAGCAGCGACCAACCGTGAGAGCCGCACCTGAAGCGACAACCCCGGTGTCCCCTGCATTGCCGTCCTGGTCCAAGTAGTTGATCTGAAAGCTGGGATTGCCTGTGAAGCCAGTAACCGTCTCAATGCAAAGCATCAGGTTACGGTAGTCCCCATCGGGGACACGGGAGGCAAAGCTGGGTTGATTGGAGAGAGTGACATCAGCATTGTAAGCGAACGCCCCGGCAACGAACAATCGGTCGAAAAGTTGAAGCTGGCCGGTCGTCGACCAGTTGTATCCGACCCGCATCAGGTAACCGGTAGCGCCGGGGTCAAAGGAAGCTATAGGTGGATAACCGGTAGTGGCATCCGTGTGCACAAGGCCGCTCGTAGTATCCCCAACAGCCAGAGTGCCTGCACCGGGAACTCCCGCTAGGTCAAAGAGGGAAAACGGAACCCCAGCAACGGTAGTGCGGACTGCCGTCTTAAACCAGTTGATCCGGTCCTTCTTACTGGCTACGTAATCATCTATGGATGTAATTGCCATCAGTCACCCTCCGGGCCACGAACCCAGTCTGTCGTCCAGTCAAAACCGGGACGGAATTCACTGAACACCTGAGTAACAGCATCCTCACCTGTCACTCCAGTTGTCGTGTCAGGAAATGCTTCCAAGTCGTAGCCGATCGTCTCTCCGTTCACGGCATTCTGGTTCTCCATAACCGGTGCAACGGCAAGAGGGGTCTTCCCCTCGTTCGAGAGCCACTCATTCACTTTGACCACACGGGCACGTAGTATGTCCTGGACGCGCTCAGTCCACCGTTCACCTGCAGTGTCGGTCCTCTCGGCAAGGACAATCACCCCCTCCGCAGCAGCTATGGCACTGAGCTGAGCAGGAGTGCCGGAGAAGAGATAAGCACCTCGGTCCCCTATTTGGCCGATATGGACAAAACCGTAATAAGGAAGCCCTCCAAGATCCGGCATGCCGTTGGACATTTTCGCAATAGCATACATCCGGCTAGAAGTTATCGAGTATGGCATACTCTCCCCCAGTTCCCCTGGCGAACAGTTGGAAATTATCGACAGTGGAATCCGTGTCGAAGAATATCAGCCCAGCCTTGGTTGCGGTGCTGAGGTCGGAATCTGTTACTGTACCGACAGTGCAATCGTCGTAGAGAAGCCTCCAAGCTGAACCGTCTGCTACCACCACACCCGAGGCTCCAGCCGAATAAGTCTGAGCAGCGGTTATCTTCGTGGTTTCCGTGTCAGCCAAACGCTCAATGAGCTTGGCATTGGTCCCGTCGTGGGTCCAGTACCAGTAGTTGCTGTTGTCCACATAGCGCACAATGAGACCGGCACCAGTCGTCCCCCGGGTCAAAGCTAAGGCCGCTACCACATCGGCCTTTGACCCCTCTATTGTGGCAATGGCCCTTCCGCCGGAAAGCGCCGTCGCCTTGGCCTTGTTGCCAGATATAGCGACTGTCCCAAGCTGGGTGGTCCAAGTGCGTGCGGCGCACGACTGCCCATCCGGCCCTGTGGTCTCGGTGCTGCCAAGAGAGCCGTTTGCACGGGTGAAAGTATCGTAAGCAATGGGGGTAGGGAGCCAGAGATTGGAGGGAACACGAATGTAGGAGCTAGCTGCAGCATCGTAAGGTGCTATGCCCACATAAGGGTTGATCCAGTTATCCTTACCATACCCGGGATAGAGTAGTGTCCAATTGGAGAATGCCCCACCCTTCAGAAGCCCGTAGAACTTTCCGCCTGCACCCAGCACAACCGCGACGTGGTAATCAGTTGAAGCAGCAAAAGAGCCAACCGCAAGATTAACGTTCCCTATTCCAGCATCGTAGAGTATGATGTTTGAAGAGGAAAAGAAGTCAACCATCCCATTCTCAAACGCACCATCCGCGACGTTGCTGAACCCACCGATGTTATAAGGGGCGGAAGGACGCATGTGAAACCTAAGCATCCGTCCAGGCGTAGCTGGAACTTGCCCGATTCTTGTGCAACCACTTTGGCCAACAGCAATGAGGACAAGCTCTCCTCCTGAGATACTTACCCCTGTCCCATTATCCTCAACGTCTCTCGTTCCCGGCCCCGGCTCGCAAGGCGTCCCGTTGACCGAGCCCACCGGACGGTCGGTGATGAACTCGTCACGGAGGAGATAATCAACCTTGTCAGGGCCGAGAAGCGGCTTCAGGGTTAACCCAGTCCCGAGACTCATCAGCACAACTCCATAGTCACCCGAGCATCCGCAGCCGTCCCAAGTGTGCAGTCAGCCGCTTTGATAACAGGACGCAAAAACGCACCCTTGCAGTAAAGCACGCGGTCGTCTGCGTTCCCAGTGCACTTCACACGGAAAATCTCTGCACCACTTGTGCTTGCCTCACGAATTACCAAAGTATCGCCTGCAGCACTCGGGTGAAACATGATCCACTTCAACCTGACCCCGTCAGGAAACGGCAGCGCGTCGCTCCAAACCCAATCCGTGCTCCCGTCAAGCGTTATCGTAACCGTGGAGCCAGTCAGTGTAGTTGTGTTAGCCATACTCTGATACCTCCATCAACGGAATGCCTCCACCTGTCTGCTGAACAGCAGGTACACCGCCCGTGGCGACAGGTACCCAGTCGCCAAATAGCGCAGACTCTTGAGGTCTTCAGGATCCGCCCACGAAGTGGACAATGCCTGCTGGTGCGCGGGCCACAGCATGTATGTCGGTAGCCCGAGCACCGATCGAATGATACCAAGACCGCTGGAGAATCCGATAAAGAAAGCCAGTTTTTGGTGCACTGCGCAGGCAGTGCCGAATGAAGTCCGCCCTACAAGATCCACACCGCCGGAAACCGCTGCGGAAACAGCAGCAGTAAGATCGTCCCACACGGCACCGAGAAACACCGGCGTCCAGCCCCCTATAGTGAGATACCCGCAAAGCTCAACCCACTCTTCCAGACCCCATGTCTTCCACGCGACACTCCCACGGTAACTGGCACAAGTGATTCCCACTGCACGGGCAGGATCCACGACCTCACCAAGCAGCATAGACGCTTCCGCCTCACAGTGCACCGGTATGTGTATAGGGTAGTGGTAATCCGTCGGTAAGTCAGGAAGCCACCGCGCCAACGGGTGCCCACGTTCCAAGTGGTGGTTCGGCTGAAGAAGAACCCTGGAAGCACCACTGCGTTGCAGCGCCTCCCACGTCAAAGGCTCGCCCAAAGTGCGCTCCTGAACACACTGAAACGCCACAATATCCTGGAACTCAAATTCCCCGTAGCGTACAGATTCCACCTGCGGGAGAAGCTTCATGTAGTCCACCGCCCTATACGGCCACCCATCGGCAATCTGGTACTCCAGCTTTCCCACAGTGCTTAGCTTGCTGTACACCCACGAAATATCCCCTATCCCACTCGGCACTCCTATGACCATCTTCTACCCCTTTGTTGCAACTACGTTGATCTGGTAGTACTGAAAATGCATCGACTGCACCACAAACCCCACGTCCACAAGGACATCCAACAATGTTTCCGCCGTATAGCCCCACTTGTGGAAATCACTTTCGTCTTTCTGTCCCCCGTAGAGGACCTTCATCGGCTCCGGGCCCAGCCCGAGGTTGAGACACGCCCACTCCAGGGAAGGTACCGTAAGGTGGAGAACTCCACCTGGACGAAGCACACGGAACAGCTCTTGAAGAAGCTGACGGCCCTCAGCAGGAGGAAAATGCTCTATGAGGTGGGAACAGTAAACGTACTCCGTCGAAGCAGAAGCAAAAGGAAGCGCAAGAGCGTCCGCACAGACGTCAGGGCGAACATCAAGCGACTTGTCCACTGCAACGCAATTGCGAAGAGGCATCCGGTACCTCCCGCTTCCCACGTCCAACCCTATCCCACCAGGCATCGTAGGACATACTCCTCAGCACCCAGGCACGACTCATTATAATGTCAGGGAACTCCCGTCCCCGTTCCTCAAAGGGCACACCAGTGCGCCTCTCCCAAGCAGCATTACAAGTCTTGTACGGAGACGATTCCTCCTCCGCATGAAACCCCCAGGAGGACGCCCCTCCGTAATGAAAGATCGGTGGTGCAGGAACCTGAACACACACCCCGTCTGTGTGCGTCCAGACCCACCACGCATAGAACTCGTCGGGCTGATACAGGTCCTCCGGGAACCCGCCCATCTGTTCCCAAATGTCCCGTCTTACGACGAACGCAGGACCGGTACAGTTCCCACGGAGGAACGGAGCAAACGTCATCCGGTCCTCGTTCAGAGGGTAGACGTCCAGCGGGTCCAGGTCCTCTAACGCCCTGAAATAGAAATCCTCCTTACTCGAAAGAATATTGGCAGCCACAAGCTGGTAACCAAACACACAGGGCCAACCGGCCTGGCCGATGTCAAGGTGACTGTTCCACTTAAGGAACCGGATCATGGGAAGAAGCCAGTTACGTGTCACAATCGTATCGTCGGAAAGGCAGATGACCCATTTCGTCCCGCACCGGCGAACACCCTGATTGTAGTTCGCACTCACTCCTCCCCAACAGTCTGCTACGAAATACTCCGCACCGTACTGCTGAGCAGTCAAGCGAACGAGTTGCTGAGCGCCAGCGTTGTCCGAACCGTCGTCGCAGACCACAATTCTGGGAATTTCAATGAGAGTGTTCTTCGCAATGCTTGCCAGCAGGTTTGCCACCCGCACAGCAGCAAGACCTGCTGGCAAGTTCTCGCGCTCATGACCGCTATACGTAAGTATCGCGATGCTAATATCAAGCATTCTACAACGCTGCTCCAGCAGTGTCCTGAGTAGCAATCGTCGGCTGTGTGGTCCCACCACGGAGAGCACCAGCCGTACTTGGCCAGATATAGGCCGTTGTCACAGTCCCACTGGAATCAACAGACTCTACATAGATCCCAGTGAAAGCCTTGCCAGAGCCAGACACAGTGAAGAACCCAGCTCCAGCCGTCATACCAGCGACACTCGCCAGAGTGGAGACACCTTCCGCCGTCTTGTCTATCGCTGCCATCACTACCTCCCATCACGCTGCACCAGAGGAGCCATACACTCCCCGCCAATCGCCAAAGCCACAGGAGAACCGCATGTAGCCTCGGTACTTGGCATCCCCGGTATCGAAGTCGTCAGAGTTATGAAACTCCGCCTTGGTGCGCCAGAGAAAGTTGATGTCGTGCTGCCCCGGGGCCGCAATGAGGAACCAGTCATCGCTACTGGTCAGGTAATGATAAACCATGTACTGGAGATCCTCTTCCTTGAGCGGGTTGATCTCGTTGTTAGCCGTGTAGGGCTTGTACTCGGAGTTCAACAGCTCTCGAGCGACCCACTTCCAAGACGGACTCACAATCAACAGCCGCGGACGGACAGTGATCTTGAGCCCCTCGTCGGAGAGGCAGTTCTCGAAAGAGTTCACCGCAGCCTGCAACGCCGTCAGAGACAGGGTTACCTGAGTCGACGGGGTGTTCGCGTAAGTGCCGCCAGCAAGCAAGGTGTGGCTGGTGTTGCACAGGCAAAGCCCATCGAAACCGGTGAACACACTGCCCGTAAAAGCATCGTTCAGAACGGCAGCAAACTCGTTCTCCACGGTTTCCCTTCCTGCCCAGGCAAGTTTCTCAGACATCCGCTTGCCCATCACACCATAGAGATCGTCGTCGTACATCTCTCTGGTGATCCGGTAACCAAGCCCGAATGCCGCGTGGGTATAGCGCACCGTCCCACCAGGCAGCGCGTCGCTGTAGGTGGTGGATGCACCCTCAGTCTTGGTTCCCCACAGCCCGAACCCTGCCATACGGTAATCTTCCTCGTACGCACGGTTCGAGGTGTCAACATTCGCAACCTTGTCGTACTCCGTCGGAAGTCCGTTGAACTTGTCAAAGAAGATCTTCCTTAGACCCGGAGCAAGAAGCTGTGAAAACTGACCTGTTCTGATAGGCATGACTTCTCACTCCTTTCTCACGACGTCGTCATCAGCTGCTGCGCGTGCGAGAGGAACTTGAACAGCACACGCCCGCCGACGTCGCCGACGTCATCCTCAGGGTCCAGCGCAACAATCTGGACAAGTGGATACTCATTCGTGGCCTTAGGTGGACCAAGCCTGTTGCTGGGCAAAACGGTACCAGCCACATACACACGGCTGTTCGTTGTATCCGCATACAGTCCAGCCACGCACCCAACATACCCCACGTTCGTGGCAATCCGCGTTCCTGAGGAATTCACCAAGGTGCCCTTGAAGATCGTATCAAAGTTGGCAATGTAAACCCCGGCACTGTACAGACCCGCCGAGGCCCCATTGTGCCCGTCATCCCCAAGCACACCGAGCACCGGGTTGGTGGTGACCACCCCGGAGGAGTTGGCCGCTTCGGTCAGGTAACCGGAGGCAAGATATACAACCTCCCCCGCCTTGGCCGTCAGAGAAGCGGCCTCAGGAAATGCCAACAGCATCGGTGAATTCCCGGAAATCGTGAACGCCACTTCCAGCTTTCTGAAGTCCTTTGTCGCCATGCGTTACACTCCTTTCCGGAATGACTCGTAGTCCCGTCGGTCCTCAAAGGTACCGACACCGATCTTTCGACCCTCCTCATGGAAGGTCTCCTTCGCCCTAGCGGCAGCCCTGCTAGCTTCACGCCTACGCTCTTCACGAAACTCTACCAGCCACTCCCACCGACTCCGTGGAATTTCCATAAGGATAACGTCCCCTATCACCTTGGAGCCATCCGGTTTCATGGCATCTAACCCACCTGCCTGCCACACTACAATGTCGGGGTCCTTGCAGACACTAAACCCCATTTCCTTGTACAACTCTACGCTGCGCGACTTGCTATTGACCCACAGGTAATGCTTGTCAGGCTTCTTGCCCTTGACGGCAAGAAACTCGTCCGAACGGTAACGCTTGAGGAAGTCCTTGAGCGCCCGCTTCTCCGCCGGTGAGTCGGTAATATCGTCTCCAGGGGAAATCCGGATAACCTCCGTAGCCTCTCTGTCTCTATCCTTCGCCATAGCGCACCTCACGGAATAGGTCTAGGAACACTGAACTTACGCCATTCCTCTTTACTCATCTTGAACCGAGCCGCCTCCTTCTCCTCCTCCGGAGAAAGCTCAACCTCCTCCGACTCCTTCGGCTGAGGCGGAGTCCCACTCCCTTCGGAGAATGACTTTACAGTTTCCTTCTTGGCAACCTCAACGGCCTTCTTCCGTTCCTCCTCGATTAGCGCATCAGCCTTCGACCCTTTCACTGCATTGTAAAGAAGGTCGTAGGCACCGGGATGCGCTAATGCATAAGGAGGAACCTGCTCCTCAAGTGCAGCAATCTCCTTCTCGAAACGGTCCCAGTCCTTGTATCGCTGCTGTGCGGCAAGACGCTGCGCAAGACGTGCAGAGTGCGCCGCAACACCAAGGACCGGTGCCGTCTTCTGACGGAAAAGACGATCCAGCACGACATCGGGGCGGTCAAAAAGAGCCGCCCTCAACTCGTCTGGTGTCAGCTCCCGCTCCGTCTGCGTCGGTTGGTTTTGTATTGAAGGAGGCGGTGTCGGGGGCGGTGAGGGAGACCGCAGGGAGTCCGCCATCTCGGCAAGCTTCGTCAGCTTCTCCTCGACAGCCGCGAAACGGTCATCTCCGCTTCCGCCTCCTTTCTCCGCAAGGGACGAAAGTTGTTTGGCTAACGCTTCGATTTTAGCATTCAGTTCGTCTAGGGTGATCGGCATTCGTCTATTCCTCCTCAGATTTTACCCACAGCCGAGCCGGGGCGGCTAACACCTGTTCTACGCAAAGAAACGACTGCTGCGCCGCAATGAACTCCTCAAGAGTCTTTGCGGTACGAAACGCGTTAAGGGACCGGTCCCGCACCTGCAGCAGGTAGTCCACTAGGTCCTCCCACTGGGGGAGCCGGAGAAACTCCTCCGCCTCTGGGCGCAACTCCACCCCTTCCGGGAGGAAGTGCTGTCTGCTGTAGCGCATTGACAACCTCCATCAACTCTTCACTGCGCAGCAGAAACGTCCGTGGATCCGGAACAGGCCACGCCTCGAGAATCCGCTTGATCAACTCGGAACCCTTCTCCGCCGCCGCAACTACAGCGGCCCGGGTAAGTGCCGGGACCTGCGGGTTCGTTATAGCAGTGGTAGCCTGAACCACCATCTGGTAGTACTGGGTAATCAGAGTGAACAACTGAACAAAAGACTCTCGCTCCTGGACAATGTTCTTCGTCGCAGTCGTGGCCTGTAAATTGATGTCCATTCCGTCTCGAACGCGGGTGGGCGGTTGTGTCATGAAAGCCAGGACCATAGGAAGACGGTCCCCAAAGAACGCCGCCAACTTCCTCACGGGACGGAACTGCTGGTACAACTCTGTTGCCTGCAAGGCGAGCTCGTTGAACCCCACCCGAATGTTTCGAAGCGGGAGATCGAAGCGCCGCGCGGCTTCCTGAAGGAGGGACAAAGTGGATGTGGCAGTCGCACGCCACCCGACAACAGGAGACTCGCGACCGAGGGAGTAGTCGGTGACACCGGCACGGCGCTCCGCATAGTCCCGCAATATCGCTTCACGCTCTACGATGGAAGGGTAAATTTCCCCAAGTTGCTTGGGGATTAGGTCGTTCGCAGGATCGTCAAGAAGGACAACCTTCCCCGGATAAAGCTTCATCCCCGGGCGAATCTGCGGATTCCCGGGACGAGCAGCCCAAATCCGTGTGTTCGCCACCGTCGCGTTGTCGGTAGCCTGGTTGTGAACCGTGGAAATGGCCTCCTCAAGCTGTTCCAACATCCCACAAAGACCGAGACCCTCGACACGGCCCTCAAGAGGCCAGTAAGGAATGCCGATGAAGTAACGACGTCCGTGCCAGTAAGGGTGGTAAATGGCACGAGCAAACTTTCTCACCGCCGGGTTGAAAACAAGAATTATCTCCTCCTCGACACCATCCCCATCAATATCGAGAAGCCACGATATCTCATAGAGCTCAACTCCCTCAGGCATCACAGGAGCCTGCGTCCCGGCCGCAGTGTCCTTTGCCTCCTCTTCGGCAGTGCGCTCAATCCTACGCACCGTCTTCAGGTAGTCCTCCCCATTGCTGTAAAAACCAAGCTTTATCCCCAGCTCGAAACGCCTCTTCGCAACCCAGTACTTCCGACCGAACCACCGTGCACTCTCCACGGATGTGGCATCGGAAGGCCAAAGACACCGCGCCAGTGGGATGAAATGGGGTGCCGGGCCCACATGAGCTTCGTAAACCTCGTCCATCTCCCCACCAGAGGTAGGATTGAACACAGTCGCCTTGCGCAAACGCTGTTCCCAAGGGACCCGAATCACCCCCAGACCGTGCTTCACGGCCTGATTGATCCAGTCCGTAGCCACGGAATGGAGTTTCCAAGTGCGAACAGAATCGAACTCGATAAACTCCCGCCACAGAGGAGCCGCATCCTTCCAAGCCTCGTTGAAATACTCGACAAACCAGATCTTCGGGACGTTGAACAACGTGTTGTGATGTCGTGCGAAGATCGCGTCCACAAAGGTGCCCACCAGAGGCACAACAAGGTTGGAAGCCTTCTCCCAAGGGAAGTTCTTCACCTTCTGCTTCGGCTGACCGAGATACAACTGTTCATGACGGGCGATACGTTCCCGAAACTCCTCAAGGGCCTCCTCCGCCCACCGGACTTCCTCCTCGATCTCCGAGAACAGACGGTCCAAATTCGCTGTGGTAAGGTTGATCAACGCACACCCCGCAGTATGTCCGAAAGCAATAGAGACGTAAGGGCGAAGTCATAAGCCGGGTTGCCCTGAGACGGTCCCGCCGTGGCAATCCCGCCACGCGTATCAGGGAGCAATGGGGGAGAAGGTCTCCTGGGAAGCAACAGACTCCCAAGAAGACCGTAGCGTCCCACCGTCCCGAACAACTTGGACAGGTCAGGGACCGCTGAGGCGGTGGTTTTTTCTATAAGGGGAGCCACAACACCTCCCCCGGGAAGCCCAACCGCCTCCGCCCCGGCGGTGTACATCGCTGGGCTGAAGGCAGACAGACCGCTTTCAGCAATCGCCGCCGCCGGCTCAGCAACAGAACCAATACCGAGTCTGGCAAGAGCGGTCGGTGCAGCGGAAGAGCCGATGAGCGAAGACAACCCCGGAACCGCCCCGGCAAGGGAACTCGCAATCCCACCAAGACCGCCGACGGCCGTCCCGAGACCAGAAGCAATCGCAGGGAGAACCGCACCCAACAGGAAATCGTCAATAATAAACACGAGTCACGACTCCTTTCTCCGACGCTTCGGCTTCGGAATCCTGGCACCAGACTTCCGCGCCTGAGACAACGCTATCGCCACGGCTTGGCGCTGCGGGTAACCGGAACGGCGCAACTCGGAGACATTCTCCGAAATCACTTTCTTGGAACGACCTTTCTTGAGCGGCATCTCTGTCACCTCCGTCAATAACCCGTCAGGGCCGAACGCTCCTTCAGAAGCTGGTCCTCCTCTTCACGGAACATCCGTTCCTCCTCTTCCGAGAAGGGCTCATACTGAAGCATCTGCATACAGTAGCCAAGACAGTCCAGAAGGTCCATGTCAGTCCCATCGGGAAACCGCGCCATCGAATCCTCCAGCAGAGTAATTACCTCGCGTAAACGGGAGGTAATGCCTTCGCTAGGAAGGTAGATGTAACCAAGGTTGAGATCATTCTGCAACGCGGAACGGATCCGCTCTACCTTGGACTTCCTCGTGGAAGTGCGAAGCTCCCGCACAGTGATCCATTGCCTGCGACGCCGGCATTCCTTACGGAACACCCAAATCAGGAACTTCTGGAACGCAACCGTCTCCACCCCGAGAGGGTAATTCCAGAACCCCGCCAGCCGGAAAACAGCATCAAACATTTCGTCATGAGTCCCACGAGAAGCCCAGCCGTCAAGAACAAACGTCCTTCCCTTCCAGTCGCGACAACACACAAGGATCGCTTTGCGCGACCCGTGGCGAACGTTCTCCTCGCGCGCCGGGTCAAGGGCCATCACACCAACACACCGACTCACCGGCACCACCTCGATGGTCCCGTCTTCGTTATGAATGACGAGCGACAACTCGTTGGGACCGTTCCACCGCTGGGTGTATCGCCTCAAATTGGCGGGGTCCAACTCGACCGAACCCGCCGCACGGGGGTCGTTCTGATACTGGGAACGGAAATAGAAGGGGTTGCGCTGCGCTATGGTGTTGAAGAACTCAAGAGAGAACTCCTCGGGAAAGACGGGCTTTCCATCTTCAATGGCCTTGCGCTCGAACACTGTGTATCGATCGTCTTTAAGGTAACGGCCGTAAATGTCACCCTCCGCCCACCGAGTCCCTACGACTATGTCGAGATCCTTATGAGGGTTGACGAAAAGAGAATCCGCATAATCGACCCACTCAATAGTCTTCGCCATTACCTCCGACGACTCCATCGCCTTTTTGCCGATAAGGTCGTCCTTGATCTGCAACCTGTAATGGCGTCCCTGCACGGCCCCGCCGACACCAATCGTCTCAATGGTCGCCTCGGGGCGGTTTATGCGACGCGGAACCAACATCTCCTGGGCGTTCCAACGCTTCCTTACCCCGCTGGGAGGGAGCAGCTCAGGGAAAAGAAGCTGGAACAACGGGTTGGTGTCAATCACCACCTCAATCCAGGAAAGGAAGTGCTCCGCACCGGTGGCAGTCTCGTTGGCAATGAGCATGGTGAGGTTGGCACCGGAGAGGCCGTATAGGGACTTGTCTTCAATAAGAGGAGCAACGTCCGGGTTGGATAACTTCCCCGACACAGGAACCCGACCAAGGTCCTCCTGGATGAGAAGCCACATCGGGTAAGCCAAGGTGGCACAACTTGTCTTGTAATGCCCACGTGGAAGGAGGATCAGCTTTCTGGTAGCCCGAGGGTTCTGGAGAAACTCACAAACCGGGAGGTGCAACGATGAGGTTAGTTTTGTGAACCCCAGAACCGTTCGGGCAAAGTAAAAAAGAGACTTCCGGCAAAGCGCGCGCTCTCGCGCAATATACTCCTCCTGCTCACTCAGCGAAAGCTCACGGAGCCGTTGCAATGAGTTCATAAGTCTCCTGCTGCGCCTGGTACTGCTGCTCCGTGATAAACACACGCGTCAACGTAAGATTCCGCGACGTGGTCTTTCGGTCGAACCCAGCACGGTCCAGAATCGAGTTGGCAGCAGCCAGCCGAGCCATGTCGTTGTAGCCACGGTCCCTAATCTCAGCAAGAGTGTCTATAGCTTTGTCCGACTCCTCCAGAAGTCTCCTATTAAGCCTGCTCCGCTCCTCCTCCAGCCGGTCAGCTAACTCCACTTTGCGCTCAGCATACACCGACTTGTAGAGGTCGGAAGACTGAACCGCCAGAACCTGTCCTACAGACAGTCCCAACATCATAGCGATGTCCTTCGGAGCCACATTGTGAAGCTGAAGCTCCATGATCTGACGGAGCACCGCCTGGGACTCGTCTAATTCACAGTTTCGCTCGGGTTCCATCACACTACACACTGTGATACCGACACACTGTGATACCTAACAGACACAATACACAACTCGAAACAAATGTCAAGAAAATATCCACCGGAGGTGGGTGGTTCGCGTTAACGCGACGCCCGCTTCGCGGAACCAAACTCGTCGCCACGCGACGGGTCGTCATCGGGTTTCGTAATTAAGTGGGTGGTCAGCGTTAACGCGTTGCCGCCTCCGGCGAAACCGGGCCCGTCGCCATGCGGTAGTTCGACAACGGTCTCTTTCAGAGGTTTCTGGAAGAGACCCGTCCCGGCTGGCGGAGAGACCGGTACCGCCCGGAGGGGGCCCGTCTCGCCTTCAGGCGGGGCGGGAGGAAACACTACCAAAAGGGTAGAGATTAAGTTCGGGAGATAGGAGGAAGGGGGAGGGGGTTTGCGCGCGCGCGCGGGCCTCGTGTGGGGGTGTTCCCCTGGGCCCCTGGTGCCTCGTTGTCACGGCCGCAATGCAGACCCTGTCATCGTTGTCACGGCCGCGGTGCGGACCCCCTGGGGTCCTGATCAATCCGATCAACTTGACCATCACGATCAATCTGACCGCTTTGATCAATCTGATCACCTTGACCACTTTGACCAAGTTGATCAATTTGATCACTTTGCACAAATTGATCAATTTGACCAACCTGATCATCCTGATCATCCTGATCAACCAACCCATCCCTGCCCAATCCCTAGACTCCGCCCAAAGTTAGACTGAGTCCACTTCCTCGACGCCGTCTAAAGTTAGACTGAGTCAGCGCGCCACGAAGTGGCACACTAGGACGCTCTAGGCGCCTCGATTTCGCCCTCAGTCCCTCAGATGCCTTGTTGAGCTAACCTCGCGACATCATTGGACTTTTCGTCCTGGGGCGAAACGGGCTAAGGGTATAGTAGCCAGGGGCAGCTAAGTGCTTGAAATCATTAGACCGCGTTGGCGGGAGATCGTGTCTCTACGGGCCTGCTGGTGCGTCAGCACAGAGCGCTGTCTTGTGGTCGGACGACGGCAGACCACAATATGTTGTGGTCGGAGGCGCACAAAAAGTGCTTGACAGGGCCTGGCGCTGTATGGTACGCTCAGGACAAATCTAAAAGGGGGGTACTCATGGAAGAGTGGTACGTCTACCGAGCGACCGAAGGCGAAAAAAGCTACATTGAGACAAGTTGGTTCGCACTCCCCACGCGGGAGTGCATAGACGGAAAAACCGTCAACAGAGTACCGCTTGGCACTGTCTATGCAGACAGGGAAGCCGAGGCGGCCACAATCGCCAAACGCCTCTTCGAATAAGCTGTTTTTCCTCCAACATGCCTGATTTTTTTCCTCCAACATGCCTGATTTTGGCCTCCAGCGCCTCGCTGGAGAGGCGATCTCCTTCAGGCCAATACCCCCCTATAGGGTCTGAGGTGATCGGGCCGTGGCGGGCCTGTGAAGGGCCAAAAATGGCATAGTCCACCACCAACTTGACCCAGAATCCGTGCACCGCAGAAACTGCGGGTCCGTTGTTTCGGATGGAGGTGTCCAATTTTGTACACCAAATTACCAAATGGTAATTTACCCTTGATGCTAAGCTACTTAGCACATCTAACTTGTTGAAATCACATGTTACAATTTTGTCCAGTGCTAAGTGACTTAGCATATCTAACCGTCCGAAACGATTCGGGAATCGGAAAAAGTAAAGAAATGCCTCCCTCCGTCAGCAAATTGAACCTTTTTATTTAAATAATAAAAAATAAATAATAAAAATTAAAATTATATTTCATCTCTTCGCGCGCGAGGAGATAAGGGATTACTTTAACTTTCTCCCGATTCCCCAATCCTTTCCCCGACTTAAATATGCTAAGTCACTTAGCACTTTGCGCGATTCGCTCCCGTGATTTCAAGGGGTTACAAGTGCTAAGCGACTTAGCACTTTGCGCGATTTCCGCTGCGCGGAAACACTAAGCGTTTCGGGGATTTAGTGCTACTAAGCACTTAGCACCTCAGCTCCGCTACCACTGTCGTGGTAGAGATTTCGGATCACACCGTGATACCCCTCCAGCGGCCGGTCGGTATCACACTGTGATACTCCCACTGTCGTGGTAGGAATTGAGGCGACCGTCGCGTGACGACCGTCGCGTGACGACGAGATTGCCTCCGCCGCAACGCGGCGGGCACCGAGATGACGCCTAGCTCCCACCTTAATTACGAGAAAAATTGTCGAGATAGCGCATGGCGACGGGATGACTTCCGCGGAGCGGCCACCGCGTTACTGCGGAGCGGCCACCTTATATATAAGGAAGACATCTTGAATCTCCCCTCACCGTCCCGGTGAGTTACCAGTTCCACCATCGACACAATATCTTGTGCGGTGTCGAACACCGACCACGAGATACTGTGGTTTTGTGAGTCAAAAAAAGCGCTTGACAAGTCGGAACGGCTTAGGGTAAGGTGGTGTCAAACATACCATCGAGGGAGGTGCCAAAATGAAGTCCCTGTTGAGTTTCAGAACGAATACCGGTCAGCTTTATTTAGTCACAAGTACTCAAGCCCTGCACTGCTTCCTCGCAACGAACGCTGCCACTACGGCAGTGTTCGCAGGAAGTGGAATTTACCCTGCGCGCTGTTTGCGCAGGGTAAGCCGGGGGGTTTACCAACTCCAGTACAGGGAGGTGTACCAATGATAATTAACGTCTCCAATCATCCGTCTGCCGGCTGGTCTCGCGAGCAGTTCCACGCTGCTCGGGAGCTTGCGGAATGCGGTATCGTCATCGATATACCGCATCCGGTCGTCGATCCGGCCGCCTCCGGGTACGTGGTGGCTCAGTTAGCGTGGCAGGTGCTCGCACAGATCGTCTCCGCTCGTGACAAGCATCGCGTGGAGACGGGGTGCACGGAGTGCTTCGTGCACCTCGTGGGTGAGGCGGGGTTTGTTGATTATCTCAACAAGCTCCTGCACCTTCGAGACATTCGTACAGTTTACTCCACCACCGAGCGGGAGGTGGTGGAGCAACCAGATGGCGCGAAGATATCGCGGTTCCGCTTCGTGCGGTTCCGAGAGTATCTGGCGATATGATTTCACAGCCCTGCCAGTCACATGACTGCCGGGGCTTCCTAGACCAGAGCTCCCGACGGGAGTTCCGGCCTGGGAAGGAGCCCAGAGAGAAACCTAACGGGAGGTGCCCCATGCAACTGAGAGATCTTGTGACACTCAACGCCCGCATTCTCGCGGCGGGCGTCCAATCGCTCATCCCCTGTCTCATCGGTGAGACAGGGGTTGGCAAAACCTCGCGAGTTGCTCAGCTCGCTGCGGTCCTTGGTCTCCCGGTGCTCCGTGTCCTGCCAGGCACGGAGACCCCGGAGGACTTACTCGGTTACCCACGTGCTATCCGCTCTGGAGATGGCACGTGGGTAGTCCAACCGCTGCCCCGGGAGGAGTTACACCGCGCAGTCCAAGAGCCTTTGGTGCTCTTGGTCGATGAGCTGGACAAAGCGCGAGAGGAAACCCTCTCCGCGCTTTTGACGCTCTTCGCGGAGCGCAGAGTCCGTAATCTGACGCTCCATCCCGGCAGCGTCATTGTCGCGGCCATGCAACCGGTCGAACCGGCTGTGTGGCTTGCGAGCAAGACGGGCGAAGCCCTCGCTGCCCGTCTACTTTTTATCCCGTGTACGGCAGGTGAGGCGTGGTCTCACTTGCGAGACCGCTACGGTCTTTCCCTTAAATTCCTCCCCGAGACCGAGACCCCCGTTCTTCCGATTTTGCCAAAACCTTCCCCGCGCGTCATCGAATACGCGCTTAATCTCGCCAGAGAGATGCTTACTGCTGGCGTCTCCGACGAAGAGATCTTGTCTACCCTGCGCGGCTGCCTTGAGCCGCACTTCGCGGCTGAACTCCTGGATGAGGTCAAGTCGTCCGATCTGTACGACCCGTTTGACCGCCTCGCGGCCGAGGGCCGTCTACGGGAGTGGGCTGCCGCTGCGCCAGCCGGGGAGCTCGTGCCCCACCTGATCGACTGCGCCAAGCATGACTGGCCCGCCACTGTCGCGGCCATTGAACGCGTCTTGGTCGAGCTCGACCCGGACGCTGCGACCGCCGCGATGCGGTCGTTCCTGTCCAGCTTTCACGCCGCGGTAGAGGCCGCGGGTGGAACCCTTGAGATTCCCGACGGTTTGTCGGAGGAGGAGGGAGCTGACCTCCTCGAGACTGCCCTGCGTCGCGTGGCGCGGGCGTGGGTCGAGAGAGGGAAAGCCCCAACGGTCTCCGCTGATGCACCCGCCGATGGCGGCGCACGAGTAGACACCATGGATACTCTGCGGCCGCTCATTGACGCGGTCAAGGAGTCTTTTCCGGAGGACGAAGCAGAATGAACATCCGGCTTCTCAAAGGTTTCATTTACGGCACAGTGAAGGTGCCTGCCCACACCGGTGCCGTGCTCATTGGCGAAACGAGTATCCAAGTTCCCGCCCGCGACCGCGATAAAGGCGGTTTCGTCGTAGAAACAAACGGCGAGACCGCGTCTGTCCGCCGAGGGCCGGTGGATACATATGTTTCGACGCTTTGCGGTCTCCGTGTAGGAGTCAGCAATGAGCGATGACATCAGACAATTGCTCCCGCTACCCAAGAGCACGCGCTCTTGGGTACTCCAACGGCTTGCGTGGGACTCCACCAACTGCCAAACCGCGCAGGTGGAGCTTGGCAGGACTTATACCCTCCGGATCAATCCGGAGTGGTGGTCCGGCCTCACCGTGGAGCAGCGGCGAAGTGTCTTGCTCCACGAAATCGCCCACGTCTGGCGTGGGGATTGCCCCCGTGGCCTGGAGCTGGCGCAGAGCGGGCAGATTCCGCCCCAGACGTGGAACGTCGCCACCGATGCCGTGATCAACCGCACGCTCGGCGAGCTGCCCCCGGGCGTGCGGTACGAAGACACCTGTGAGCGAGCCGGTCTGAACCCGGCGGTGACGTGGTACACCGCCTACCACATTGCCCAAGCTCTTGCGCAATCCACGTCGCAGGATTCGGATTCCGATCGTTCCGGGCAAGGTACCGCCGAAAATGCTGATCGGCCGCTCGAAAACGATGTCGTCCCGTCCGGCGATCCGGTCGATCACGCCCGAGAGAAGGGCGAGCTCGAGAAGGCCGCCAAGGCCGACGGTCTTGATCCCGCCAAGGATTTCCCAGCCTCTCGCCGGCCTCAGCCGCGGCAGGCCGGCAAGGGCGAAGGTCCTACCGTTTGGACTCCTGACAAACGCGCCGCCCTGCGTCTCGCAGTTGATCTGCGTGCTGAGGTGGCCAAGTCCACGAAGCGCAGAGAACCCGTGCGCTCCTGGCGTTGGGAGGGACGCCTTCCGCTTCTCCGCGGTGTTTCGCGTCTGCCGCGTCCGTCCGTCGGACTGTATCTAGACGTCAGCGGTTCAACCAGTAGTCACTGGTCAGACCTCGCCGCGATTGCTCGCGGTCTCCGCCGCGACGGTGTCGAGGTCTACGTCTTCGACGATGGCGTGCGCGACTGGGATTGCGTGTCTCCGTTGCGCGCCGGCGGCGGCACCACGTGGCAGCCGGTTCGAGAGCACGCTGCTGGTCGGTTCGACAAAGTCATCGTGGCGACCGATGGCTATTTCTTCGACTCTGTCGATGCCATCGGCGGAGTCGAGGTGGTCTGGCTCATCACGCCAGGTGGGCGCAGACCTGCCAGTTTCGGCCGGGCCTTGGCCTGGCCCGAGGAGAAGTCACAGTGAAGATTCACCTGCTCGACCCGTTCGGCAGCAACAGTGGCGTTGTAGTTGGGGAGGCAAGGCTTCAGACCCCGACCCGAAACCGGAACGTGCATGGTTCCATTGTTGCGCCGACCGGTGAGGTCAGACGTCTCGCACTGGCGCCGCTGGACGCATATGTTTCAGCGGTCTTTGCGATGCGTGTCGGACTCGCGGACGAGGTGGAAAAATGAGGATCAGCACGAACGGCCTACACTCGTTGCTCAGCGTAGACCGCGATTCTTCCGCGGTCTGTCTCACGCTTGAGCGTAGATCCCTTCGTGCGAATAAGCAAGTTAGCACGAAGGGAAGGATGAGTAATATGGCTGGTCGGTCGAGAACGCTAAAATTACGCGTCAGGTGCGATGAAATGCCCGACACCGCAGTGTGGATTGTTGGCGGGCTAGGGGAATTGAAAACCGCCGAGGTGGAAAAATGAAGGTCGGTGAGGAGGCAGAATGAAAATCCGCCAGCTCCTTATAAATACGCCCGCCCGCACTGTCGCTGTCACCAGCGTCAGCCTTCAAGTTCCCAACCGTCTTCCGGCGGGCGGCTTTGTCGTTGAACCAGACGGCAAAGTCGTTCACTTTCCCTCAGCGCGCCTGGACAGTTACCTTGCTGCGGTAACTGCTCAGCTCCGCGTAGGAGTCACTAATCCTGGTGCGCTTGTAGACAGGGGGGAGGGCGCGGAGTCATGAGAGTTCGCCAGAGAGTGCCTGCCGATAATATCGGCAGTGCTGTTATTGTGAGCAGGGCGGTCTTGCAGGTTGCGCGCCAGGCTGCCAGGCCTGGCTTTGTCGTGGAACCAACTGGGAAGATCTCCCGTATCTTCCCAGTGCTGAACAGTTACGTTGGAGCAACTTTACAGCTCTCTGTTGGAGTCACCAATGAGTGATGACAGTAGGAGGAAGGGCAGTGAAGATAACTACCGATAGGCAATCGGTTAGCTGCCCCTCTGTAAGGCTTGGCTACGAGTCCGCCTGGCTGTTTATTTACACGAAAAGAAGTCGCATGCCAGAGGCGGAAGTTAACGCAACCGGAGATCGTCGGGTGTTCGAGGCTGATGTGTATTACCTTCGAGTCGGTGTTGATTCCGACACCGTCACAATTTCGGGGGCGCCAGGATGAAGATCCGTCTTGTTGACTTGTTTGACACTCCAGGCATCGAGAATCGATACTATCGTGTATCGATGGTGAGGGGCATCCATCTGCCTCACCTGAGCATTGACCTCCCCGACGAGTGCCTAATCCGCCAGGTGGACGCCCGCGGCAGGCAGATGTGCCGTTCCGGCACAAGGGGGCTCGCCCGGAGACTCTTGCTGGCGGCCGCCGAGTCGCCATACTCGGTGCTCGTCGAGGTGAAGGACGAGGTTGATTCATAAGGTGGCAGAATGAAAATCAGCAGACAAGGCCCCGTCAGGATTGTAAACGGCGATTCATATCTTTCATTGCGTGTGCGCTGGTCCGCGCATCGGCCGTTTGCAACCTACTGGCCCAACGGGGCGAAAGGTGATCGCTATCTAGGCCAGTATGTGGCACTGGAAGCTTGGGCCTTCGCGCCTCTTTCCATCGATGCTGACGATTCCGACATATGTGAGGAGGGCTGATGCGCATTCATCTCGGACGATACTCCCCGGTTTGTGTCGAAGAACTGGCTCCTGGCCTACTAAGGCTTCTCGTGACAGGTGGCTCTTCCGCTCCACGTTACACTGTGAACATGTACGGCAGGGTGATGAGGGTGCCTCGCCACAATAGCAGTGCACTGCTTCATCGTGCCGTGATAGTCCGTGATGAATGTGAGTGCGAGAGGGAAACAACTGAGCTGAGTACTGAACAAGCCAGGGAGACAAGATATAGATTAAAGTTGTTTGAAGAAGACTGGAATGCCCCAGGTATGGAAGCTTACGATCAGGAGGACGGCGAAGTGGAGGACCTGTCATGAGGATATCTGTGTCTTATAACCGGACGCGTATCCGTCTTGTAGATAACGCGCAGGGCGAATATTTCCTTTACACCCGCCCTTTTCCAGATCATCCCGTACCGAGATGGTTCGTTTCCAGCAAGTACGGCAACGTGATGGAAAGCCCGGGCTATGCCCCGTACGTCCTCGCGACGTCGGTGGACCCTGAAGCTGTTTACATTGTCTGGGAGGCTGACGATGAACGTCTTTAAGTTCAGCGTTTCAGTCGAGAGGCCAACGGAGTTGCTGAGTTGGTTCAGCCACTTCGTTGCGCGAGGTGTCGCGTGCTGGATCTTGAAGCGCAGAGATACCGTGACGCCCCAATACTCGTTATGGCGTGAGGGTGAAGACGCTTTCTTTTACGACGACCCGGAGACGTTCGACCCAGCGAAATACGAAGTGGTGGCAGTCTATCTTCCTTGGCGCAAAGGAGATTACCGTGACGCGGTTCTCGAGTTGTGTCCCTCGCCGAGGTGAGGTTTGTTTACAGTTTGCCTGTCCTGCGCATCTGCTGAACCCGGCAGTGCGCTTGGGGCGGCGCCGTCGACAGACGAATGACGCGTTGCGGCGTGACCGAGGTTGCCAGTTTCTGATCCAGGACCCATGGACCCTTGAAGAAATCGCTCAAGTTTGGGGTTTCTCGCGGGAACGCGTGAGGCAGATCGAGGAGACTGCACTGCTTAAATACATTTTGCATCTGGTTGGGATGCAGGCTGAAAAAGATCCTGTTGATCCTGGGATGGTCGCTTTGTATTGGGAGCTTAAAAACCGTAAGGAACACCACCGAACAAAGCAGAGAGAACTTGCACGGGGGAAGTGGCAACATGATCAAGGAAGACAGCGAAATCGTGACGCAGATAGAACAGCGCACGGGTCAGACGGTCACGCGGCTGATTCCAAAGGGAAATCTCTTGATGCTGCACCCTTCAAAGGTGGTCGTGCGAGTGATACAGGCGTATCCACGTAAGATTATCGGGCCGCGTGGAACAAGACTGCGGTGGACGGTAACCGGGACGGTCGAACCCGGTACAGTTGCGCTGGTGTGGCTTCACGGTGATCCACCAGTGGTCATGACTTATCCACCACGTCAGAAGGAGATGCATTATTCCTTCCACGTGACGGAGCGTTCCCTGCACAGCAGGTGGGCAAACTCCGTCGGGTGGGGAGCGCTCAAGAAGGCAGTCAAGGAGGCGCTTTGATGAAAGTATTCATTCTGCAGTCCGGTGGGGTCTCTTTAGGAAGGCCACGGGGTCCGGTTCGTCTTGTTCTTGACGTCGAAGACGCTCCGTCCCGTGTGACAGTGGACGTTGAAGCGTTGCGTGCCGCACGGCAGCGCAAGCTGACCTTAAGCCCGCCGCGCCAAAGACGTGCCCGCAAAGCGGGAAAATCTTAGAAAGGGGGACTTAGGCCATGGAGATCGTTCTTGATGCAAGCAGTCTCAACACGTTCTCGGAGTGTCCACGTCGCTATTACTACCGCTATGTGAAGCACCTGGTGGCGGCGGGGCAGATGATGCTCTATGCGGACTTTGGGCGCGCGGTGCACACAGCGCTTGCGCATTATTTCAAGGGTTTCGATCTTGGTGAGGCAGTTGATCTTGGTCAGGGGGAATACGCTGCCGCATTGCGTGAAGCGTATGGGGCTGTTGACAAAGTCCCTTACAATCTGGCTGATCTGCGCACTGCACTTGAGTGCTATGTGCAGCGGTTTCCTCGAGAGTCGGATCAATTCCAGACCGCACATGTTGAAGTGACCTTCGCAATCCCGCGGGGACGGTTCACGCTTATAGGACGGATCGACAAAGTCGATCAGTGCAACGGTCGCTACTGGATTCGTGACTATAAGACAACCAGCCGGCCGTGGTCCTACATGGTGAACCCCAATTTTCAACTGGACTGTTATCTTTACGGTTGCCAGACCACGCTTGGAGTGTGGCTTGACGGTGCCATCTTAGATACGTTGACGAAACGATCAAATGGCACGTGGGACATTGACCGGAAGTTTACCACCTGGTCTCCAGAGAGACGCAATGCATTCCTTCAAGACTTGTCGATCAAGTCTGATTTGATTGCACACTATCTTGACACCAACTATTTCCCGCGGAACACGATTGCCTGTTATGTGTTCGGTGCTTGCAGTTACCACGCACTTTGCGTGTGTGAAACGCGGGAAGCGGAAGACGCTGTGATTGAGAGTCTCTACGAAGTGCGCCCCTGGCGTCCTGGACCTGAAGGTCCAGCTGTTGGTGTTGCATTGGAGGAAGGACAATGAACACTGCGCTGAAAGTGTCACTCTGGAGGTGTCACAAGGACCTCAAGGAGCGTTCTCGACGAGGCTCCGTCTGGGAATGGTGGGTGGTTGTCACCTCTATTTACGGAACCTTGAAACTGATTGAGTGGGTTGCCACTTTCAACGTGGCAGAAGTTCTAGGCTATTTCGGTCTATAGACAGCCGCAGGCCGGGAGGTGCAAATGGAACCGAAGGAGAAAGACTTTCGTCCAAAACCGATTACTGTTGGGACTGTCTCAAAAGAGCGCCCATCTTTGGTGATCCAACGTGCTTCCGATTTGAACCCGGGAGAGAATGTGAAGCTCCGCCTGCTTCTTTACGGACGTTCCGGAACGGGAAAAACGTTCCTGTTGGGAACACTCCCACGCCCGCTGGGTGTTATTGACATAGCAGGAGGAAGCCTCACGCTTGCGGGGGAACATGGGATTCTTCTTGCGCAGATTCGGGTTCGTAATGAGGAGGGAGCACTCCAGCCCCAGGCTTGGGAGCTGGTTGCTGAGGCGATGCGCGCGTTTGCACGTGACGATCGGGTCCAGTCCATCGCATTAGATGACGTGACGGCTCTTAGTGAACTGATCATGACCTACGTCCTCTGGCTTAACAACCATGTTGGGAGTTCTCCGACTCAGCCAGAGTATCAGCGCCAGATGGACGTTCTTCGTCAGACCATCATGATGCTGTTTGGGAGTCGGAAGCACGTGGCCGTGACGGCACATGAAGACTTCGAGCGTGAGGAAGGGACTGGACGCGGGTGGGTGACCCCTTTAGTAACGGGAAAACTGAAATTCCAGCTTCCGGGGTTGTTCGACGAGGTATGGCACACTTCGGTGGAAAACATTGAAGGGAAAAGTCGATACGTCGTAACAACGATGGCCGATCGACTCTACACAGCGAAGAGCCGTCTTGCACGCCTCGGTGTGTTGAGGCCGGTCGAAGACGTCACTGTGACGGAACCTTGGAAGGGAATCCCACCCGACGCAGGCGTCTCTATGATTCTGGCGCGAGTGGAAAAATGGCAGGAAATGAGGGCCTCCGAAGGAGGTGATGAATTAGGGCCCTCGCAGAGCAAGTCTGCTGATGCAGACTAATTCTAGTTTCCAGGAGGGGTATCATGGAAATTGACGTTGGGGTGACCTTTGAGGAAATGGAGGAGAAGGCGGCGGATAAGCCGATCGAGGGAACCTTTCACCTCCGGGTGGAATCTCTGCACGATCGGCCTCACGTAAGCGAAAAGGGAAACTGGGTGATTCCTGTGCGTCTGCTCGTCGAAGACGACCCTGACCACGCCGGCCGGTCGATTCTTCACTGGCTGGTTGTGGGAACCTTTTCATTCCGTGACTTCTGCCGCGCGACTGGGTTCCGGTGGACCGGCACCAGCTTCAATGCCGAAGACATTGTGGGCCTCGACTTTTGGGCCGAGGTCGGCATTGTCGAAGGTCAACGGGGACCCATGTCGAAAGTCCAGCGAATCCTCCAGCGACAGGGAGGATCAAAGGCACAGCTGGACGACATTCCGTTTTAACCTCGGCTGTGGGGGTGGTACTGTCCACCCCCAACGCCGTCGGAGAGACGCCTGATGGACGCGTACGGAACTGTCCTTTTCACTGTGCGGCACATTCCGATCTCTGAGATCGTGATCGGTCCTCGTCACAGACACAAGATTGACCCTGGTGACATAATAGAGCTGGCGGAAGACATCCGGAAGCACGGCCTTCTTCACCCGATCGTAGTGAGTGGGAACCGGCTGCTCTCAGGATTCAGGCGCTATGAAGCATGCCGACTGCTGGGGTGGGAAACAATCCCTGCTCATGACCTGGGAGACGTGTCTGAGAGCAAAGCCCTCGAGGTTGAGTTGATGGAAAACCTCCACCACAAGCCGTTGACGTGGGCAGAGGAAGCCTTGGCATATAAACGCCTCGTGGAGGCGAGGAAGGAAAGGAAGCGTTCGGCGCGGGTGCGTGCAGTGGCGAGACTGCTCAACGTGTCGACGACAACGGTGTCTATCAACCTTCAGTTAGCCGACGCACTGGAGGAAAATCCGGAGCTGGCGCTGTGGAGGAAAAAGGAAGCGCTCCTGGCTTTGGAGCGAGGAGGTGACCGGGATGACTGGTGAGACAGTGCACGGTCCACGGGTGCCGGGTGTAGGACCCGCTGACGCGAAAATTGCTCTCATTGGGGAGGCACCTGGTGCTCAGGAAGAAAAAGCACTCACTCCTTTTGTAGGCGGTGCGGGGAGGCTTCTCAACGGGGTGCTGAGCGCTGTTGGCATTCGCTGGTCGGAGTGTTACATCGACAATGTGTTTCCCTACCGTCCACCTAGAAACAACTTGAAACACATTACACAATTGGGGTTTTCCAATCCTTACGTGTTCCTTCCCCAGCTTCGTGAGAAGCTCGAGCGTATGCGTCCCAACGTCATTGTCGCCCTAGGAGACACAGCGCTTTATGCACTCACCGGCCTGAAGGGAGTCACGAAGTGGAGAGGCTCAATCCTGGAGGGCCCCGGGGGAATCAAGACAATCCCGACGTACCATCCTGCCGCTGTTTTGCGAATGTATGAATGGCTTCCCGTCCTCAAGAAGGATTTCGCACGCATCAAGGTGGAGTCAGAAACCCCAGTGATCTCGTTGCCCCAACGCTTTCTTAACCCGACGCCGACATTCGAGCGTGTTCGTGAAGCGCTTTGCTGCATTGTGCAGGAGCACCTCCCTGTGGTAGTGGACATAGAAACCCTTCGTGGGCACATTGCCTGCATCGGTTTTGCCTGGTCGGCAGTGAACGCCATCTGTGTTCCGTTTGACACGGGATTCGGTTCTTACTGGCCAACCGCCTTCGAAGAAGCTGAAGTCTGGAAGCTGGTCTACGAGGTGCTTCAGGACGATACAGTGCCGAAATGCTGCCACAACGCCGCGTTCGAGATGCGGGTGCTCGGGGGACCGGGAGTTCTCCGAGGCCTCGTGTGGGACACAATGATTGTGGGACACTGCCTCTATCCTGAACTTCCTAAGTCCCTTGCTTTCTACACTTCGGTCTACACACGGGAACCCTTCTACAAGGAGGAGGGACGGACATGGGTTCCTGGGAAGGACTCTGCAAAGCAGTTGTATCTGTACAATTGCAAAGATTGTGCAGTGACGTACGAGATTTGGGAACGCCAACAACAAGAGGTTGATGAAACGGGACTTCGTGACTTCATTGAGACCTACCAAATTCCACTGATCCGGGTGCTTCATGACATGGGGACACGTGGTGTCCTAGCGGACGAGGGCAAAATAGGAGCACTTACAGCTGAGCTGAAGGCGCGTGCAGAACAGCTCCAGGAAGAACTGAACCAACTGGCGGGGCGTCCTATAAACGTGAATTCCCCACAACAGTTGCGGAAGCTGTTCTATGAAACGCTCAAGGCACGTCCTCATATTTCCCGACACACCGGCCGCCCAACGTTGGACGAGGAGGCCTTGGTCAGGATCGCGAAGCGTTACCGGTTCCCGTTAGCAGAAAAGGTCATTGAGCTGCGCAAAGTGCAAAAAATCCTCTCCACTTATCTGGATATTCGTCTTTTCAAGGGAAGGATTGTCACTTCCTACAACCAGGCGGGGAGCACTTCCAGCGGCGTGGTGACAGGACGGATCTCGTCGTCTAAAGACGTCTACGGATACGGCGCAAACCTCCAGAACATTCCGACAAAACACGTTACGAAGCCTCATCAAGAGGCGAAAGTTGGTGCGGCACTGCGAGGCATCTTCATTGCGGATCCTGGATATGTCCTCGTGGAAGCCGACTACAGCCAGGCGGAGGCCCGTGCTGTTGCATGGCTTGCCAATGAGGAAATCTTGATTCGTTACTTCGAAGAAGGACGCAAGATTCATGCGCTTGTCGCTTCCCGCATTTTCGGGGTCCCGGAGGAAAAGGTGCAAAAAGGGGACACCTTCTACGAGATCGCCAAGCGCTGTGTTCATAGTGGGAACTACGGAGTGGGTGCAAGGACTTTTGCCGAAATCACAGGGCTGACGCTTGCGGAAGCGGAACGGACACTTGGCCGGTATTATCAGGAGTTCCCGAACATCCGGAAGTGGCAGCAGTCTGTCGAGGAGGCAGTCCGCAAGACCAGGAAACTGGTCACGCCGATAGGAAGACACCGTCAGTTTCTGGGACGGTTTGATTCACGTCTCGTGCGTCGCGCCATAGCACATGTTCCTCAGTCCATGGTCGCTGATATGCTGAACCTTGCACTGCTCCGAATTTACTGGCGAATCAAGGAGACTGACTTCATTCTCCTGATGCAAGTGCACGACTCGATTGTGGCGGAGGCACCTGAAGGGCGGGAAATGGAGTTGGTCGACATTATTCGTGAAGAGATGGAACAACCCGTTGTAGTTGACGGCAGGGCGCTGGTGATCCCGGCGGAGTTTGCGGTAGGGAAGTCATGGGGAAGCTTACGTCCTGTGTGAGGTCGCATTATGGGGTGGCTGGACGACTATCTGGAGTATACTGCCCACCACGAAGCACCGGAGGCTTTCCACACGTGGGTCGGGATTTCCGCAATCGCTTCGTCATTAGGAAGGAGTGTGTGGCTTGACTGCGAGCATTACCAGTTGTTCCCCAACTTCTACATCGTTCTGGTCGGGCGGTCCGGTCTGCGAAAGAGTTCCGCAATCAGACAGGCAGTTGACCTGATGGCAGAGGTTCCGCAGATTGTGATAGTGCAGGAGCGGATCACCGGCGCAATGTTCCTGGTGGATCTTCAGCGTGCCGGTGCTGAACGCTCCAAGCGGATGATTTCCGCAGGAATCGTCGAGGAGAATGAAGTGAACACATCCGCCAGCGCAGTGCTTGTTGCACCGGAACTCTCCGTTTTCCTACGGCGAGACGCTGTGACGTCCGGACTCATTGCAGACCTTACGTCGCTGTATGACTGCCCAGCGGAGTGGCCTTATAAAACGAAGACACAGGGAGTTCACTACCTTTATAATGCCTGCCCAAACATCATTGGTGCCACGACACCGAAGGATTTCAACACCATAATAACATCGGACGTTCTCGCAACGGGGTTCGCGGCACGGCTCATTATCGTCTTGGGAAGACAGAAACGGAAACGCCCTCTCTTCCATTCCCCGGAGGTTCACAAGAAGCGTGAGCAAATGCGCCCTGTTCTCGTGGACCGTCTGCGTGAAATCGCTTGCATGACCGGTCCGATGACGCTGGAGCGAGACGCTCGCTTACTGCTGGCGGAATGGTACGAGAGCCGTCCGTTGACACCGGACAGACGGGTGGAAGGTTTCGAGGAACGGGAACACGACTTTGTCATGAAGCTGGGAATGGTTTTCGCGGCGGCGGACGGGTGTGGTTATGTCATCGGGAAGAAGCACATCGAACGAGCGATGGGCCTGACACACAAGACAAAGCAGTCGTACGAGGAAGCATATAAGTATGTCGGAGGACATACGCTTTTGGAGCACTCCGACAAAGTGCTCGAGCAAATTCGGCAAAAGGGTCGTGCCACGTTCACCCAACTTATGCGCCGGAACTGGTATGACCTGACGGACAAGACCCTGAGGGAGGTCTTGGACATGTTGCAGACTGCTGGTTATATCAGGGAGGTACATGATGCAAAAGGAAGATCGACGTTCTACCCAATCGAGGAAGAGTCCCCCGTGGCTCCAGAGGTATCTAGAGGGACTGCCGAAGAGGATTGAGCAGTTGGAAGAGATGGCAGCACAGCGGTGTCCCCGCTGCCCGAAGTGCGGACAGGTGGTTAGAGGGGGAAGAGGTAAAGCAGGAGAGGAATTGGATATGGGGTAGTCAGTGGGGGTTCGCTGACTTTACAGAGTGAAGGAAAGAAGGAGCTGTGACACAGCTAACAACAAAAGGGCAGGGTTTGGTTGGGTCGGGTTTGGTTGAGCAGGGCCTGGTTAGGTCGGGTCTGGTCGGGTGAGGCCTGGCATGGTCAGGCTCGGCGCGACACGGCTCGGCTCGGCTCGGCAGGGCGAGGTATTCTGGGCACGGTTCAGCCAGGCGTGGTGCGGCATGGCTAGGCTGGGTAGGGCGAGGCTTGGCGCGGTGGGGTGGGGTCTGGTGCGGTTTGGTCCGGTCGGGCGGGGCCTGGCCTGGCACGGCGAGGCAAGGTCTTCTGGGTGCGGTGCAGCAAGGTGGGGCGAGGCCCGGCGGGGCGTGGTATGGCGGGGTGCGGCCTGGCGAGGTTTGGCGAGGTTGGGCTCGGCATGGCATGGCCGGGCTTAGCAGGGCAGAGCAGGGCAAGGCAAGGCATTCTGGGCTCGGCAGGGCTCGGCTTGGTGTGGCGCGGCTTGGCACGGCGTGGCGGGGTCCGGCAAGGCACGGCAGGGCAAGGCAAGGTAAGGTTTTCGCGGCACGGCAGGGCACGGTGCAGTAACCAAGGCGTTTAGTCCTTGGTAATACCAATGGGAGGTGCATTACCATGATGGCAAAACTGGAAACCGTAAACGTCAGGATCGAAGGAATCAACCCTGGACTTCTTATGCACCGCTTCGACGTCGTCCTCGGAAGCGACAAGAAGTCCAAGAAAAAGGACATCACCCAGACTATGGACGACGTAGAGAACTATCTCTACAAAACGCAGGACGGCATCATCTATGAACCGTCCAGCCACATCATCGGGATGCTTCAAAACGCTGGGGCGAAGTTTCAGATTCCCGGCAGAGGGAAGCAGACCTATAAAAACCTTGTGGGGTCCGGCGCGGTCATCGTGATTCCCGATGCGATACCGCACGAGTACCAGGAGTACACTGTGGACAGGCGTGCTGTTGTTGTCCAGCGCCAGCGGATTGTGAGATCCAGACCGCTTTTCCAGCGCTGGGCGTTGTCGTTCCAGCTTGAATACGAGGTTGAAGAAATCCCCAACGAGGTGCTCTACGAGCTTCTCGTTTACGGGGGGCAGAGGGTTGGAATTGGTGATTTCCGCCCTGCTAAGGGCGGTCCTTTCGGTCGGTTCATCGTAACGAGGTTCGAGAAGAACGCCTGCTAGGCCACAGTCCGTCGACTCCGCCGTCGCCGATTGAAGGGGAGTGGGTCGGCCTTCCTCGAGAGGGCCGCCCACTTTTTCACCAACTGTGTGAAGGTCTTTATTCTCTTTCGGCGCACTACTCTTCCTTCAGCACTTGACCGATCACTGGGGAGTACCGGCCGATGTGCTTCAGTCCTATTCCGACCGCCTTCAGCGGCTCGTCACTCGGGACCTGCCGTATCTGTGACAGTGTGTGCATGATGTCGGTGACATCGCTTACCTGTACCGGCATAGGAGTGCGAAGCACGTTCGCCGCGATAGAGAACGGCGTTATCTCTTCTTCTCCCGCTCTGCGGACACCCCAGAACCAGTCACTGATCATTCCGAATGAACCGATAGCTGCGAAGTCTTGCAGTATCCTTTGGATGAACGGTTCATCTTTATGCTGGTCAGCCCATGACTCGATCGGCTCTCCACGCAAGACGTGTCTGGCAAGCTGCCCGGCGTAGAAGCGTGCCGGTGCTACCAACTCTCCTCCCAGGATCCCTCCTGCCGCCAACCTGAGGAGCGGCATTGGGTCCTGGAGGAAGCGCTTTACCGCCACATCATATATGTAGGCCGCCTGTTTGTAACCGAACCGCTTGAACAGCCAAAACTCTTTGTATTTCGGATGGTTCATAAGAATGGGCTCGTCCCACGGAGTGTGTTGAAGCTGAGATCTCATCGCGAAGTGAAAGGCTCCCCTTCGCAGTTCCTCCTGCGGAAGTTTCCCTGTTGGTCCGATCTTCGCCACATTAACCCCAAGCTCAGAGAGCTTAGCTTCAGCAAGACGTGCCTGAGATGACACTTCAGCAGTGGGAAACCCCTTTTGGAACTTGCCTTTGGCAACCATCTTTGCTAAGTCTGTAACATAGTGGACTCCGGTCGCTGCTCCAAACACGTTCCATGCTCTGTTCATTGGAGTGAACCCATTGAGTTTCAGTGACACTTGGGCAGCGGTGTCCAACAAGGAGGATCCTGCGCCATGTCCGGTCAGGAGTTTCATTGCGTCCATCCCGATGGTGGCACCTGTCGCCCGTATCTCTTCACGAAACGCAGGAGACGTCAGGTAGCGGAACGCTGCTGCGGTACCGCGTGTGTAACCAGCTTCCATGAGCGTGGAGATTACAGGCTGGAACAGGTTCGGGATTGTGGCAAAGCCCATTCCGATTCGGGTCAGAACGTTAAACGCGGTGTACTGGCGGAGGAACTGTTGTGTCGAAGGATTCAACCGTTCCTTGACAGGCCACCTCCCAGTGAACGACCGGACAACCTTCTCCGCCAAGGCGTACTTCTCAGGGTCCTGAATCTTGCTCAGTGTAGCCATCAGACGTTCCGCCCTTAGACCCCACTCTGCCACCTGTGCTATACGCGCAGTGGCGTCAAGGACGTACTTGGTAGCCACATCGGAGAAGTCCTTGTTGTAAGCGAACGAAGGGAGGGCCTTCGCAAGGCGCGGGCGGTCTAGGTGCCCGTAGAACCCGACAAGGTCGGAATCGTATTTAAGGGCCAGTCGTGCAAGTGCGTGTGGCTCCGAGGGCACAATGCCTCCTTGGACCATCCCTCGAACAAGTCGTTCGGTGAGCGGGTTGAGCTTTTTCTTTGCCTGCTGGAACACACGATACGCCTGTTTGAACAGTTCGTCCTTCCCCGCACTGATTGCTGCTTCCAGTGCCTCATCAGCGCTTGCCCCGCCTACTACCTGGTGCACTGCTTTACGGAAGAGCATCACATCCTTCTTGATAGCGTGCTCGAACTCTCCTGCCATCATGCGGGGAAAGTAGTTGGGGATGAGCTTGATCGGAACCAGTTTTCCGTTGGGCATCCGCATCTGCACGCCTGCCGCTACAGCATCCTTGCCGATCGTCTCAGCCACATCACTCCACCCGCTATAGACGGATTGCAGCAGTGTTTTGCGGTCCTCTTTAAGTGAGAGCGCTTCGATCTTGCGAAGCATCTCAGCACGGGTCGCTCCCTCGTTGGAGAACATCAACTCCGCAAGGATCTCGCTTTCCTTCTTGGTCAGCTTTTTGATTCCCGCGTCCTTGAGAACCTTTACCATCGCCGCAGCTTTGCTGGCACCGTCGGCGGCAATGCGCATCTCCGAGGTGAGCAGTTCTTTCCCTGCGGGGTCGTCACCAAGATGAGTGCTCGCTCGAACGAACGCCTGCCCAGCCTTCGTTCCGCGGAACCACTCTCCGAGATTGAACGCGGGGTTCCTGGTTATGAACTGCAGTGCTTTATTTCCAGCCCATCCCAAGCCCTTGAGAATGTAACCCCCGCCAAGTGCAAGCTCCGCTTCCGCAGTTACCTTCCCAATCTCGAACATCTGCTGTGCAGCAGGCAGCTTCATAAAGCGTTCACGCACAGCAGGGTCGGTGAGGTACTCACCTCCGGGCACGAAAAGCTCCGCGACACTCTTGGCAGCCTTCGCCAACCAAGGTTCTCGCGCTTCCCGCTGCTCCATGATCTGCTGTGCCTGTTCTGCCGAGTTCAGAGCGGTGTCAGTGTCATCCTTCCCGAACACCTTCGGTGCACGCTTCTCGTATTCAGCAGGGTCTATGCTGGCGACAACTTGAAGGTACTTCGCACGTATCGCGTTGCGAGTCGAGAAGTCCGCGTTCTTGAAGAAGTCCGATTGCTCGATCTCTTCCCACGGACGGATTGACTCGATCGACGGTCTGCGATAAGGCCTTAGCGGTGGTCCTTTCCTGAGAGACTGTTCTTCTGCAAGAGGCATGATTACTCCGTTTCAGGTTCTTCCTCTTCCTCTTCTTCAGCTTTCCCTGAACGGAAGAAGTAACCTTCAAACCAGTCAGGTACTTCTAGCTCCTGAGAAGACTCCTCCTTAGATGCTTCTCCGAGCTCTGCACGCAGGTCGTCTTCCAGTCCGTGCAGTCCCTGAACCATAGCTGAGTTGGAGTACGCCCACGGATCTACACCGATACCGCTGCTTGTCAGCTCCCTGAGCTTTTGCGCCCACTCGTCAAGCTTTTCTTTTGGGACAGCACCAAAGCGGAGAGGTGTTGTCGGGACCTTGCCCTCTGTGCCTGCTGGCGAGGCTGGAGGACCTTTTATTACCCATGTCCCTTCCCCTGACTTTGCTGGCTGAGCTGGTCCTACCGGCTGGGCAGCACGTTGAAACAGCCCGCCTACCCGTATCGGAGGAAAACCGTCTTTCGGGATGATTTCAACACGATACTTCTGACTTGTTCCAAGAAAGCCACGTCGCGGTTCAAGCGGGACAACTCGCACAGTATCTGAAGGAGCGCCTCCACTCGCCACTATAAATTGGGCTATCTCCTCAGCATCTTTCTGGTCCATTCCCTCTAGTTTTACTTTCTTACGTAGTGGGCTTTCCTTGTTACTCATTTCCTTGTGCAACCACCCGGTAATGTGGTACGTTGTTCCAGGACCTTTAGACTCTTTGCCGAGCAGTGTCTCTGGCAGAGCGTCCGCTGGGCCCAAATACGTTTCTCCAGTCCTCTTGTTAATAAACACCACGCAAGGTCTTCCCTGCTCGTCCTTTGTTATCAGATTAGTTGCCTGAATCTCTCCTTGAGTTAGTCTTTGCGCCTGTGCATTCAACGCTCTAATTTTCGCCTGCAACTCTTCTCCCTTTGCCGGCACAAGCTTTGCTTCTCCCTCCGTTTTTCCTGCTAGAGCTTCCTTGTACCTAATCTCGTACGGTATCAACAGTTTCGTCTTTAAAGCTTCTATATCTGCTTTCCGCTCTTGCGCTTCAGCGCGCCGTGTCTCTGCTTCCTCCTTCGCTGCCTTATAGCCACCTAACGCTCCCCACGCAAGCATTTCAGCTGTTTTTTTGTCCCTGAGAAGATTCGCCTGCGTTTCTTCCATCAGCTCCTGCAATTGAAGCTTGCTCGGGATAATTGGTTTCCCGTCAGGGCCACGTGGAACTCTGATTCCTCCCGCTTCAAGGCCTGCCACTACGGCAGGGTCACCAAGCGCTTTTGATCCCCACAGACTCAGCATTTTGAATGCATGCTCTGCCTCTTGCCCACGGCGTTCCGTGTCTGCATGCAGTTGCTGAGCCTTCGCAAGTTGCACTGTGGACCACGCACTGGCCAGGTCATGCACCAACGGTCCGAGGGCTTGAATTACCGAACGTGGTTCCGGTGGTCGGATGTATTCAGGCATCACACAACCTCCCCAGTGGAGTGTCGTCTATAAGGCGGGCGAAGTCCAAGGATTCGGAACACGAGTAACCACGCCGCCGCAACGGGTGCGAACAATGCCCCGCTCCGTGGGCCCCCGTAGACGTATCGTCCATAAGCGGTCATCGGCTGAGTCATCACCTTCCTGACAACTTCCTTGAGAAAACGCCACTTTCGCATAAGCGGAACGAGTCTGTCGGATAGCCAGTAGTAACCGCGGCGGTTACGCACTGTGAGGTGTTCATCGCGGTAGCGCCTGACAACAGGGTCCAGTGTTCCGTTAGCCGCCTCGATGAAGATGAAGCAACAGCCTCCAGTTTCCGCCTCGGACTTGGAGCGACTCTTCTGCTTGGTAGGCCGCATCGCCCCCAGCAGGGCTGCCGCCGGAGTCATCAAGCGCATCGGGTACTCTGCTTGACGGACCCATTCTTGATATGGCTGGGCCCAGATGTCCTCGCCTACCTTTGTCGCCGGTGTAGCAAGACCAGCCAGTGCCTGCGGAATTGCGGTAAGCTCTGCCTGTGCGGCATTGGCCAGCGCGGCGAGGTAGTTAGAGTAGTAATCGCCAGTGACGTTACCGAGTGCCTGAAGCACCCCGGAACTGTGCCTCCCGCCGGGAGCCATCCCAAACTGCTCGGCAGTCTGTGCATACTGCCGCTGGAGTTGCGGCAGCAGGGATTGGTAGTACTCGGTGACCTTCTGCTGAAGCCCCCCGCTGCCGATAGCTTCAGCTAGCTTCTGCTCCGCTCCACCCAGTGCTGTTGCTGTCGCTTCCTGCAGCGGCGACACCGACGGTCCCGGATAGGCCTCCGCTCCCTTCTCCAAGGCTCCGCTCTGCCACCACTTGCCCAGGCCGCTCAGTAGTTGCCATATCGACCCCGGACCGTACTTCGCTCGTTCCCACGCCTCGCCCTCGGCCCCGCTCGTCGGAAACAGCAGACTTCCCATGATCCCACTCCTCTCGGAGAATACCGAATACGTAGGCATCGTAGTTGACGCCCTGACACGGGTAAACCGCACGGAGGTAACCCTCCCGCTTGAACCCCAGACTCTCAGCAAACGCCTTCTGGTGCTTTGCGAACGAAGGCACTGAAGTCCAGATGCGGTTTACCTTGAGCACGTTGAATCCCCAATCAAGAGCATTGAGGCAAACCTCACGCTTGTCACGCAGCTTCTTGTCCCAGAACATCACATGAAACTTTGCCACGTACGGCAACAGTATGTCAGTATAGTAGATCACCCCAAGGTTATTATAGCCGAAGTACACGCTGGTAGGGGAAAGCAACTGTTTCACGAACAAGTCCTGCTTTCCCCGTTCGTGATCGAGAAACAGCTTGGGGAAACGGTTAAACTGCTTCCACAGGTTCTCGATCGTCGCTGCGTCCATGGTCAACAGTTCCAGCCCTTCCGGAACTATGGGGACTACTGTTTCGTTGCTACCTTCCATGCCGATACCCTCAGTCTACTGTCCTTGACACTGTTACGCTCAAAGTGGTCCAACAGGAGGTCGTCCAGAATGTCCGTAAGGCGGTCCACCAGTTCCGTCAAGAAGGAACGCAACACTTCAGGGTCTTCCAGTCTCCTGGCAGGCGGAACCGCTGGCAGTGCCGGAGTCTTGTCCCGAACGATCATCGCGGCTCACCCCCTGCCGCATACACGGCGGTTACCCCTTGAATGTCGAAGGGACTGCTGCTTGTAACCTTGAACACGAAAACACTCGTCTTGATGAAGAAGTACGCCGTAGCGTAGCGAAGCTCGGGAGTAGACCCTGACGCGAAGGTCAGCGTGTACGACTCAGGGAATGTCTCTCCATCGTCAACGGAAATAGAGACTGTTACAGTTGCTGCATCCGGCAACGTGTAGTACGCGAAGCGAAGCTCTTTCAAGTAAATGTCTAGCTCGCCGTAGTCCTTGCTCGGCAGGAAAATCCGCTGGGACGTAAAGGAGTACGTCAGACTGCTTTCGAGGAACGTGGCCTCAGACGCAGCGAGG